CGTTAAATAAGGCTTCATATTTTTCAGCCATTTTCATGTACTGACTAAAAGGTTGATTACCATGGTACTCGTCATTTTCAATACGGAATCTCATACCTTCTGCATGTTTACTAGCTAACCCGTAATAACAAGAACTCCTAGCCTTATACATCACTAGCATTTCTTGATGTTTAGTTAATTGACCTACTATCAACTCGGGGTCCAAATACACAAGAGCCTCAAGAATTTCATCTTCTAACTCTTCGGGAGTAAATGAAAAATCCGAATCCGGAAAATTAACTTTCCTAGCTAGTTTGACAGTTAGCTCTATTAAAGTAGCCATAGTTATTTACCTCCTTTCTTAGAGATAAATTGCTCCCGCTTCTAAAAGTGAACGTTTTGCATCTAGTGAAACTTCTACTTCTTTATCTTTCTCGAAATCAAGCCAAGAACCACCGATAAAACGTTGACCATTGAATTTTGGAGTTACTTTAACGAATTTGTCCTTCACTACGATAGCTTTAGGTTCAACAGCTTTTGCTTCTGCTTTAGGTTCAACAACCTTAGTTTCCTCTTTCGGTTCAGCAACCTTTTCTTCTTTAGGTGCAACCTCTAATGGTTTTAAAACTTCTTTTTCTTTAGCTTTTTCAGCCATGAATATTCCTCCTTTAGAATTGGTAATTATTTTCCAAATTTAATTATTTATATATTATTTTAGTTTCTATTGTTACCCCAAATTCTTGGGTAGGTCTGCCCCAGTATTTAGAGTAGCCCTACCCAAGCGTTTAGAGTAGCCCTTGAAGACTAATCAGTACTTATTAGTTCGTTTCGATACGAACGATGTTGTTATCTTGAAGAATACCTGTACCAAAGATTGCGTACCAACCTAATTTGTGTACACGTCCGAAATCTTCAATTCCGCCATCACGCATTTCAACTGGTAAAGCTGTTGCTAAAGCGAAAGCATTTTCACCAAACATTACTGCTTGATATACTGATACTCCAACAGGAGCTCCGCCAGTACCGGCAGGAATAATAGGCATTTGAGTAGTTTCAATGAATACTACATCATGAATTTTACCAATTTCACCCGCATATTGTTTTCCGTAAGCAGTTACTTCATGGAACTCAGCATTGTCACGTAAACCACGAGAGTGATGTGGGTGAACGAACGTTACATAATGGTCAGCCATGTATTTACCTGCATTTTGTGTAGAAAGAACTTCTACTGCATCTTTAATCTCTTTAGAAGCAAATTTATCAGCAGTAGTTAAAGTAGCACGAGAAGTACGTCCACCTGCATAAATTACTTGAGTACCACTTAAAGTAGTAGTCATTAATTCTTTGTCTACAACTTTTGCATAATCCAAACCTAAAAGTTTAGCGGCAGAACCCATTACATCATCAAAAGAAGCTTGTAAAAGTAATTCAGTTACCGCTACAGCGTTACCAAATTCAGTTACAGAGATTTCCTTTTGAGAAGTACTTAGTGTTTTAGTACCAATCGGAACGTTCTCAACTAACTTACCGCCCATAGCCAAGTTGTCATAGATTGTTACTTTTACAGTAAGACCCGCAGTTGCTTGTAAATCCGTTTTCTTAACAGCGAATTGAGCAAAACGAAGTACTGGTTGTGCAAAAAATTCGATTTCCTTAGAGTACACGTCCAAAATTGTTTGAGTTAAATTACTAGTTAAAGTTGTTGCCATTTTAATGCTTCCCCCTAATTTTTATTGGCTACCTATTAGCCTTTTAATGAAGTCATGATACTTTCTCTATGCTTGGCATACTCAGCCGGTGGCATAGCACGAAGTTGTTCTGCTGTATATTCAAGAACAGGAGGAGTCACCGGGTTAGAAGGCTTAGGAGCGTTCTCAGGATTCGGTTTTTCAGACTCTTCAAGTTTTGATTTAAGCGGAGCAACAATTTTTTGATACTCTTCCTTAGCAATAGCTAAAGACGCATCAATTTCTTCTTTAGAAGAACCATTTACTAAAACTGTAATAAGTTCCCCGTTTGCACCCTCGATAGCTTTTTGTTTATAAGCTTCTAGTGCCTCTTGAGCAATCTTCTTCTTGTCCGCATCAATTTCAGCCATCATTTTCTTCTGACCTTCCGTTAATGCAGAAATTTGAGCTAATAATTCTTGTTCTCCCGCCATCGTTGTTTCCTCCTTTAGTTTCAGTTGTGCTTCCTTCTCTTCTAAGGTTTTAGTTAATTTTTTATTAACTTCTTCCTTGTCTTCCAAAGCCTTGTATAATTTGTCTTTTTCCTGTTTACGAGCCTGTTCCAAAATCTTCTGAACAGCAGGAGACTTTAATAGTTCAGCTTGTTCAACGCTAGAAAGGGGTGGAGTAACAACATCTTCTACTGTAGGAACTACAGGTGGGGGTGTTATTTCCGGCTTACCTAACTCGTTAATATCAATGACTGGTTTTACTTCGGGTTCCGTAGTTAATGTAATGATTTCATTTGCCATTTTCCTTTTTCCTCCTAATTAATAGATGGGTATAAAGTAACTATCATTACAAGGATAAGGGTATTCGGGTAGAGACTTAGGTGTGTACACCTTTTCAGCGTACTCGTCAATTAATGACTTCTTATTTTCGTGTCGAGGACTATTAGCCCACTCCACCGACTCTACGCCTAGTTCAGCGAGTACCACTTTTCCGGTATGTTGGTAAGCCCGGTACATTTCCGACAGAATCAAGCGAGAGTTCCACCTTGAAGCACTTCCACCCTCTTGAACCCCTTTTCCTGTAATGGAGTTAATGAGATTAATCGTACTGTAGGAGTCCATTTCAGTAGTGCTGACGAGGTTTTGTAGTTCCCTTTGAAGGTTTACCTTAATCCTCCGTTCAGCCTGTAACAAACGTTGGTCCACAGTAGCTTTTTTGTATTCTGAAAGTAAAAAATCCTTACGAATTTCTTTTTTTAATAGAGCCAATTTATCCTCAGACAACTTCTCACCCTTGTGTAATTTGTTGTAAGTCTCAAGAGTTTTCTCTATAACCTGTTCAACTGATTCCACTAAAAGGCTCTGCGTATCTTTGGAAATATCCGTAGCTATTTTGAATAACCACTTTTGAAGAAATAGTTGCGTACCCGGTGTAGCACGATGTTTCCTTAATAATTGTTCTATCCGTTTTGCATGTAATCCTAGAATCTTCTGATATTCCCTAACTTGAGTTTTAGATAAGCGATAAATTGGATTATCTTTCATTATTTCTCATTCTCCGGTTTACTATGTCCTCGGCCACTATGTCCCTGTAAGTCCGCTTTATCCCGATTAACTCCACCGATATTCGGTTCTTTAACGGGTCCACCTTCTACTGGTTCCGGCATTGCCTCAAACATAAGATTTTGCCATTCTAAGAAATCCTTTTTAATTAATTCGTACTTAGCAACCGCATCATATTCACCAAGTTCCTTAAGAGCATCAATTCGAGTCGTAAGGTTATGGGTAAGTTTCTGCGTGATAAGTTGCATTTGGATAAGTTCGTCTTTTGGAAGTGGGTCTGGGAATTCAACATCGTAAAACCACTTTTCAAATGGCTCTAACTTATTAAATCCTTCATAATCAAATCCATCTAACTCGTACACCTCTGCAAAACGAAGAATCAAACGAGAAATATCTTGAACACCTTCTTCATAAGTTATTTGCTTATGATTGTTAGTGTCGATTAATGGTTGGTTTTTAATATGGAGTGCAATCCCGGAAGTATTAGAAACATTACTTTCAGCCCCTAAAGCATCAGAAGGCATACTAGCAATCTCAAACATAGCTTTCTTTAACAAGTCGATATAATTCATACTTGCCGATAAGTCTGTTTTAAGTTCTAAGTTTTCAACCTTTGCGTCCTTTGGTAAACCGCCCCATATTTTTCTTGCCCCTTTTTCAAGGTTATTCGTTTTAGCCCCAAACACTAAGGTAATAGGACTAGCATGATAGTTGATAATGTCGGAAACGTCTGTTGTTTTCTCATTAAATTCTCTTTGTAATGGCAAAATGTCCGCCAAATCGGATTTACCGAGTGACTGACTAGCTATCATTAAGTTTTTAACTCGTACAACATAGCTCATTCCAATATCATTTTTTCGGCTAGAAATTAGCTTGTCGTCTAAGTACTCTTTAATAGTGAAATTATCAAGTTCTTCCCTATACCAAGATAATGTTTCTTTACCGTTTTCTACTATATTAATCGGGTAAATAATACGAGCACTATCCATACGGTCTTTGTCATGAGGATTCCACTTAGGAAAACAAGAATAAGATGGTAGTACGGTAATTCTGATTCGGCCTTTCGGATACATACTGTAAAGCATCGGGCTTTCTTTCTCTTTATAAGTTTCTAAAGATACTTTCACCCAAGCATTTCCGGTAACTCCTCCGGACTGTCCCATTTCTACTGCTAACCCGAGCCTATTATTATCGTCCCAAACTTTATCCAAGAATGGTTTGATAATTTCTTCCGCATTTTTCTCGACATTAAGAGTAAATCCTTTCCCCATGAGGAAAGCTACACCCTTGTCTACAAATCGAGCTGAGTAGTTAATCGTATTTTGCGGTTCACCTTCGGGACGTTTTGTTTTCCACTGGTCACCCATGTAGAATTTCCAAAACAGAAGTTCCTTTGAAACACGAG